CGTTGATGTAGTTTGCGTCTTGGTACATTTCGTCGGGGTAGATGTTCTTGATGACGTAGAGGGCGTTCTTCTGTTCCAGGGGCCGGCCACGGAATCCTGACCGGACGGCGAGCTTGTAGTCCTCCCACATGTTCGGCATCTGCCAGCGCATGTGCAGCAGCAGGTGACAAGTGATGCACAGCGGCAGGTGGATGTGGTCGTTGCTGTAGTCCTCGCTGTGGCCGTGGATGGTGCCTTCGGTTTGGTAGCAGGCATCGCATTTGACAGGGCGGGGTACTTCGCCGCTGGCCCAGAGTTTGTGGACGCGGCGCAGGCTGGCTTCGCGGAGTTTGCCTGAGAATCCGTTGTAGTTCGACAGTCCCATCGTGCCCTTTCATAATGCAGTCTTGTGGAGGTATTTTATCAACTCCCGGTTTGGCACGGTGTATCCCTAGCCTGTGTCTTATGGCCTCATTACCGCCGCTAGACGGCACCTTTTCCAGCGATCAAGTCGCCCGGATCTACGAGGAAACGAAAGGCTGGCCCCCGGAGCAGAAAGCCGCGATTCTGGCGTACCTGGAATCCGCGGCGACCCGCGAACGTATCCGCACCCAGTACCGCAACGCCGCCGAGATCGCCGCCGCTGTTGATCCCGACTTCCACATCACCCCGGCCCTGCAGACCATCGCGGATGCCATCGAGCAGACGCTGAGCAAGCCTCGCCACAACCTGCTCGTCACGATGCCACCGCAGGAAGGCAAGTCCACTCTGTGCGCGGTGTGGACTCCGATCCGGGCCTGGCAGTTGAACCCGAACCGACGCATCATTCTGGCCTCCTACGGCGACGATCTGGCGCACACCCACTCCCCCAACTGCCGGTCGGTGATCGAGGCGCACGGCACCGACGTGATCGACCCGATGACCGGGGCTCGCGTCGAGGACAAGCTGGGGTTGAAACTGTCCTCCAAGTCCCGCCGTATTGACGCCTGGCGCATCGACAACGCGAAAGGCGGTCTGGTGGCCGTCGGCCTGGGGTCGGCGATCACCGGGCGTCCCGCCGACTTGTTCATCATCGACGACCCGTACAAGAACATGCAGGAAGCCGACTCCATGACTCACCGGGAGAAGGTGGACATGTGGATGGCGTCGGTGGCCATGACCCGCCTGTCGCCGGAAGCGTCGATGATCCTCATTCAGACTCGCTGGCACCCGGAGGATCTGGCCGGAAAGGTGATGGCGGCTGAGGCCGAACTGCCCAAGGAGCAGCGCACCTGGCGTTACCTGAACATTCCGGCGATCTCGGAGAAGGGTGTGCCGGACGCGCTGAACCGGAAACCGGGCACGGTGATGGTGTCGGCTCGCCGACGCAGCAAGCAGGAGTTTGAGCAGACCCGCCGCCAGGTCGGTGAGCGTGTCTGGTACGCGCTGTACCAGGGGATGCCGACCAACCCTGCCGGTGGGCTCTTTGAGCGTGCCTGGTTCGATCCTCCGGTTCCGTTCCCCGACTACCCGGTCGCCGCTGTGGTGGGGGTTGATCCCGCCGACTCCGGTGAGGGGGATGAGACCGGCATCCTGGGTGCGGTCCTGGGTGGGGACGGTTCCATCGTGTTCACCGACGACGTGTCTGGGCTTTACACCTCCGAGCAGTGGGCGCAGAAGGCTGTCGATCTGGCTTTGCGGTTGGGAGCCAGGGAGATCGCTCTGGAAGGTTTCGCCACGTTCACCACCTATGCGGCGGTGGTCAAGCACGCCTACGGGGCGATGCACAAGAAGGCGCGGGAGAAGCTGGCGACAGGCAAGTCCCTGTCGGAGGTCGAGCAGCGTGCGCTGTCCCCGACACCGCCGTTCATGACGGTGAAGTGGACTGCCGGCGGTGATCCGGTGGGGAGGGCTGCCGGTCTGCGGCAGGCATTGGAAACCAAACGTGCCCGCGTGGTGCCGCACATCATGAGCGTGTTCATCGACCAGGCTGCCGACTGGCAGGCTGGGCAGCACTGCCCGGACAGGGTGAGCGCGGCGGTGATCGCTCATGACCGCCTGGACAAGCTGGGGGCGGGGATGGCAAATTACGCCTCTCCTCTGCATCGTGGAGGCCGCGACACGCCGGGATGGTTGACCAGGAAAGTTACCGACGGACGTGGGGGTTTGCCGGTCACCAGCCGGTAACGGATTCATCCCGGTTTCCTAGCGTCGCCCGGATGAATCGACAAACCTTCATTCGTTTGGGCCTGTCCTCGATCATCGCGGGAGCCATGCTGCCGCTGTCAACAGGGTCAGCGCGGGCTGTCCCTCTGGTCGGTGGTTACGGTCTGGTTCCCAACGCTTGGGCGTTGGCCGACTACATTCGCAACACCTATCCGAGTGTGCAGTCCATCGGCGGTGTGCGCTCCGATCCGCTGCCCGATCACCCGTCAGGCCGGGCCATCGACATCATGGTGGGCAACAACACCGGTCTGGGTAACGCGATCCACGCTGACATTCTCAGCCAGTCTGACCGGTTCGGGGTCAGCTACACGTTGTGGCAGGTGGCGTATCACTACGACCACATTCACGTCACGGTGTTCTGAACACCTGACGCACCATCTCTGCCTCATACTCGTCGCGCCCGATAATCACCGTTCCGTCGGGCAGGGTGAACACCTCGGAATCCACCGGGAACTCGTCAGCAGCCATCGCCTGATTCTAGGCGAGGTCGAGGGTTTCCACGGTGATGTGCGCCCCGGTGGGCTCGTCGCGTTCGGCGATGCGTTTCCAGACGTTGAACGACACGATCTGGGAATCGTCGCTGTAGACGGTTCCGGTCAGGGCGTCACAGACTCCGCGGGTCAGCTTGTCCAGGTCGGGAACTTTCACCGCCAACGGTGTCGGTTTCGTTTTGGGTGTGGCCACCGGGCGGTGCAGCACAAACCCGATGGACAGGTAGATGCCGGTGGGAGGTCCCCACGGCGTTCTGCTGTCCATGGCGTGATGGGCGAACATCTTCACGTCCTGCCGCCACAGCCGCAGGGCATCCCCGGACGCTTCGGTCATCACGATGCGTTTGGTGTGCGGGTGCTGGAAAGCCCGTTTGGAGCCCTGCGGTTTCGGTGTGCCGGGAACCCAGAACTGTATCTGCAGATTGCGGGTGGTGTGCAGGGTGTCGGTCACACACAAAGCCTACGGATCGGAGGTGTTCTGCACCCCGGTGCGAAACAGTGCTGTCATGGCCTCAACCGTGCTCGTTCTCGCTATCTATGTTCTGGCTGTCATGCGTTTGACCCGGCTGGTCAACGCCGACACCATCCTTGATCCCATCCGCATCCGTGCCGCCCGCAAATACGGCCCGGCATCAACGCTGGTGGAGTTTCTGGGCTGCCCGTGGTGTGTCGGCATGTGGTTCTCGCTGCTGCTGGCGATTCCGGTGGTCAGCTTCCTGGCGTGGCCGTGGTGGTCACTGATTCCGCTGGGTCTGGCCTGCTCGCAGCTGGTGGGTATGTTCGCCCCGCTCTACAACGAGGACGACATCGAGTACGAACGTGTAGAAACCGACTAGCACCACCCTTGGATAACGTGACAGCGTGGCGGCTCCTGATCTGCGAATAGTTCGGCGTCGGCGGGGTTCCGTGCCGGGTGCTCTGGTCGCGGCGAGCGCACCCATTGAGAACCCGCAGGCGACGTTCAAGAACTCGGTGTCACTGTCAGGCCGTACCGGGTGGCAGACCGAAGCGTGGAACCTGATGGATCAGGTCGGGGAGTTGCGGTACTACGTCGGGTGGCGTTCCAATTCGTGCAGCCGGGTGCGGTTGGTGGCGTCCGAACTTGACCCTTCGGGGCTGCCGACCGGTAAAACCACCAACCCGCGGGTGGATGCCATCGTCAAAGCCATCGGCGGTGGTTCCCAGCTGACCGTAGGGCAGCTCATCAAACGGGCTGTGGAATGTTTGACGATCCCCGGCGAGGTGTGGGTCGCCATCCTGGTTCAGCCTGACGGTTCGGAAAAATGGTTCGCGTTCTCCCGCGACGAGATCCGCAAGAAAGGTCAGGAAGTCACCGTGATGCTGCCCGATGGCAGCGATCATGATCTGCGTCCGGGTGTCGATGTGATCTTCCGGGTGTGGAACTCCCACCCCCGCACCGCTCAGGACGCCGACTCCCCGGTGCGGGCCTGTCTGGACGATCTGTACGAAATCGTCCGAACCACCAAGACCATCGCCAACGCCGGGAAGTCCCGGCTGATCGGTAACGGCATTGTGTTCGTTCCGCAGGAGATGAGCTTGCCCCGCGCCGCCGGTCCGGTTGCCGCCGGCCAGCCCGGCGGTATGGGGTTGACCGGTCTGCCCGCGGTGCAGGAGCTACAGGAGCTTCTGTTCAACGTCGCCAAGGTTGCGTACGAGGACGACGAGTCGTTCGCGGCGATGATCCCCATTTTCGCCAGTGTTCCCGGCGAGATGATTAGCAAGGTGTCGCACCTGAAGTTCGACAACGAGATCACTGACACCGCCATCAAGTTGCGTAATGACGCGATCCACCGCTTGGCGATGGGCCTTGATGTGTCCCCGGAACGGATGTTGGGGTTGGGGTCCTCAACGAATCACTGGTCGGCGTGGCAGATCGCTGACACCGACGTTCAGATTCATATTGCTCCGGTGATGGAGAACCTGTGTGCGGCGATCACCGATCAGGTTTTCCGCAATGTTCTGGAACGGGAGGGGATCGACCCCACCAAGTACATCGTCTGGTACGACGCCAGTTTGTTGACGTCTGACCCGGACAACACCGACACCGCCACTGACGCTTATGACCGTGGTGTCATCAATGCCGCCGCGTATCGCTCCTACTTGAACCTGGATGCGGATGCGGGTTATGACTTCGCCAGCTTGGACGGGTGGCGGGTGTGGGCGCAGGATCAGGTGTCCAAGGACCCGTCGCTGTTCCACACGTTCTTGCCGCTGCTAGACACCAAAGTCCAGGCCGCGGTACCCGATCCCATCGAACCTCCACCACCACCGAACGGGGTCAATGCCAAGCCGGGGCGGTCAGATGACACCAACAGAGGCAGCCGCCCGGTGACCGACAAACTTAAACCCGGAGAGAACCAGGGCAATCGTGGCCGCAGGCAAGATGTGGGCAAACGGGAGGCGAGTCAGGCCATCATCGAGGTGATGGTGTCGCGTGCGTTGGAGCTTGCCGGTAAACGCCGGCGCACCCGCGCCGACAATGACAGGTTGCGCGGCTTGAAGCCGCAACATTTCCACCGGGTGATGGAGCCGGTAAACACTGATGACATTCCCGAACTCATCAAGGGCTGGGACGACGCGCTGGAAGCCGACACGTTGGCTCTGGTCGGTCTGGACATTGAGGAAGTTCGGGATCAGGTGCGCCGGGAGGTTCGCCGACAGATGACCGCTCAGGTGGTCACTGTATAGCACCGCCGGTCGATACCGTGGCAGCG